GAATAGTCTTAACCTTGAGAACTATAGGAAGGGTGTAATCATGGGCTTATCTTATAAAGGCTATTATATTAGTTTAAAACCATTAAAAACTGATAATCTATGGCAGTTGGAACTCGAGAAAAACGGTGGTGAGATTTTACACACGTGGACAATTGACCCAAAAAAAACACTTTTTGAGGTTGAGCAATTTGCTTTAACTGAAGTAGATAAAAAAGTAATGGAGGAACTAAAACAATAAATCTAAAACACACGCCCCATACGTGGGGCGTGTGTCTTTTTTTCTGAATAGGGGTCTCAATCAAATTCTAAAAATCAAACGTAAAAAAAATTTATTTTTTTTGCTAAAAATTTTTAGACTTATTTAACTTTTACTATAACCTTGTATCAGAAATACATGGAGTGAGGCTTCTAATGAAAGGGGTTTATTTTTTGGGGACCCAAGGGTATAGTAAATTGAGATGACAAATACAGATTTAATGACCACTGACCAATTACGAGAGAGGCTCGAAAAGGTGTGGCTTAAACATATAAAATTATGTCAAGATAACTTCTTATATTTTGTAAAAAACGTTTGGCCTGATTTTATATGTAGAACTGATAGCGATCCAGATAAGTGGGGGCATCATCAACATATAGCATATGAGTTTACAAGGATAGCAAAAAATAAAAAAGGAAGGCTCATAGTAAATATGCCCCCTAGGCATACTAAATCAGAATTTGCATCAATATATTTTCCTGCATGGATGATTGGCAAACATCCTAAGATGAAATTAATGCAGGTATCACATAATGCAGAATTATCATCGAGGTTTGGTGCAAAGGTTAGGAATTTAATTGATAGTCCAGAGTATAAACAAATCTTTGGAGATGTTAAGCTACGAGAAGATAGTAAGGCAAAAGGACGTTGGGAGACCAATCATGGTGGGGAATATTTTGCAGCGGGTGTAGGCGGTTCTATCACAGGACGAGGGGCGGACTTACTTATTATCGATGATCCACACACAGAGCAAGATTCTTTATCAGATAGTGCAATGGAGAGAACTTACGATTGGTATTTATCAGGACCAAGACAACGATTACAACCTGGAGGCTCGATTGTTCTTGTAATGACGAGGTGGGCAGAAGATGATCTAACTGGCAGATTAATAAGAGCAGAAACTGAACCTAAGGCAGATAGGTGGGAGAAAATTTCTTTTCCTGCTTTGATAGGTGAAGAAGACCCGAGACCCGTGTGGCCTGAGTATTGGTCGCTAGATGAATTAGAAAAGGTTAAAGCGTCTATATCGATTAGAAACTGGTCAGCTCAATACATGCAGAATCCTACCTCAGAGGAAGGAGCTATTTTAAAACGTGAATGGTGGCAACCGTGGACCAAAGAGATTCCTACTTTAAAACATGTCATACAATCATACGATACTGCATTCAGTAAAAGAGAAACTGCCGATTATTCTGCAATTACCACATGGGGAATATTCACGCCTCACGAGTCTGGGCCAGATGCTATTATGTTAATAGATGCAATAAAAGGTAAATATGATTTTCCTGAATTAAAAATGGTTGCTCTCGAACAATATAAATATTGGCAACCTGAATCTGTTATCATCGAAGCGAAAGCAAGTGGTCAAAGCTTATTACAAGAATTTAGGAGAATGGGAATACCTGTTATGGATTACACCCCTGGCAGAGGACAAGATAAACATTCTAGAGTAAATGCATGTGCTCCTATATTTGAATCAGGACAAGTATATTATCCAAGAGATGAACATTGGGCAGAAGAAGTAATAGAGGAGTGTGCAGCATTTCCTAATGGAGAGCATGACGATTATGTGGACAGCACCACTCAGGCTATGTTAAGATATCGGCAAGGTTCGTTTGTAACAACTTATTCTGACGAGGATGAGGTAGAGAGTTATAGGCAAAAAAAATATATATATTATTAGGAGAAAAGACATGTCAAAAAAATCAAGAAGAAGAAATAAGATGATCGCAGCTGCCATTTTAGGTGCAACAGCTTTGGGTGCGATGTCAAAACCTTCAGGAATTTCTGGTGACTCAAGAAGAGATATTAGAAAAGCTATGGTAGGTTCAAGAAATAAAAAAGATATTATGACCGTTGGTAAAACGATGGTTGGTAGCCCAGTTAAAACTGCTGTAGACTATGATGCAAATCCAAGAGAGAGAAGAGACATCTTAAGTAAAGCAAAAGCAGCTGCAACTAAAGCAAGAAAAACTGTTGAAAAAAGAAGAGATGCAGGTGATTTATCTCCAACTATGCCAAAAAGACCAGGACAAGAATATGGATTTGGTTTTGGATTAATGGCTAAAAAAGGAAAAATGGTAAAAGCTCGAGGCGGTGGATTAGCCAAGGGTGGTATGAAACCAACTAAACTTTATTAATGGCTGAAATTGAAAAAGCAATTGTCGAGGATATTGAAACTCCTCAAACTGAGGAAGTAGATGTTGAGGTAGAAGCAGAGGGTTCATCAGATGCAGATGTATTTACAGCAGTATCAGATGTAGCAGAAAATTTTTACAAAAACATAGCGGAAGATATGTCTGATGATGTTCTTCAAAGAATATCAAATAGATTATTAGATGATTATAAAAAAGATAGAGTTTCTAGAAAAGATTGGGAAACTTCTTATACAAATAATTTAGATTTATTAGGTTTAAATCAAAGAGAGATGACTAGACCTTTTAGAGGGTCTGCTAGTGTTACACATCCATTATTATCTGAGGCAGTGACTCAATTTCAAGCACAGGCTTACAAAGAATTACTTCCATCTCAAGGACCAGTCAGAACTAAGGTTCTTGGAATGGAAGATGATGCAAAAGTAAATCAAGCACAAAGAGTGCAAGACTTTATGAATTATATGATTACTGAGGAGATGGAAGAGTACACTCCAGAGTTTGATCAATTATTATTTTACTTAGCTTTAGCAGGTTCAGCATTTAAAAAAGTTTATTACGATGAAGTGATGCAAAGAGCTGTTTCTAAATTTGTTCCTGCAGAGGACTTAGTAGTTCCATACTATGCTACAGATCTTATGGATTGTGAAAGAATAACCCATGTAATTAAAATGGGAGAGAACGAAATTTTAAAAAAACAACAAGCAGGATTTTATCGAGATGTTGAATTAAAGCCTACATCGAAAGGTCCATCTGATATTGAAAAAAAATATCAAGAACTTGAGGGAATTACACCTTCAGCTGACAAACAATATTCTTATTCAATCTTAGAAATGCACGTAGATTGTAATTTAGAGGAATTTGAAATGCAAAATCCTGAAAAACAAGTTAAAGTTCCTTACATAATTACAATTGACGAAGGCTCAGGAGAAGTTTTAAGTATATATCGTAATTACGATATCGGAGATGAGACCACAAAAAGAAAAGAATATTTTGTACATTTCAAATTTTTACCAGGATTAGGGTTCTATGGTTTTGGATTAACACATATGATAGGTGGATTAAGTAGGACTGCTACGCAATCCCTAAGACAACTGCTTGATGCGGGTACATTATCAAACTTACCTGCAGGATTTAAGTCTAGGGGTATAAGAATTCGTGATGATGATCAACCTTTTCAACCAGGAGAGTTTAGAGATGTTGATGCACCAGGAGGAAATATCAAAGATCAGTTTCAAATTTTACCATTCAAAGAGCCTTCAGCTACATTATACCAACTTATGGGGTTTGTTGTTGATGCAGGACAGAAGTTTGCTGCTATAACTAACATGGATGTTGGTAATGATATGCAAAATAGAGCTGTTGGAACAACTGTTTCGTTAATGGAACGAGGTTCGAGGGTCATGAGTGCTATACACAAGAGATGTTATTACTCAATGAGAAAAGAATTTAGACTTTTATCTAAAGTTTTTGCAACATATTTACCACCAATCTACCCATATTCAGTTTATGGTGCGGATCGAGCAGTAAAACAGTCAGATTTTGATGAAAGAGTTGACGTAATACCTGTTGCCGACCCAAATATTATGAGTATGGCACAAAGAGTTACAATGGCAAACGAAAATTTAAAAATAGCTATGTCAAATCCCTTAATGCACAACTTAAGAGAGGCATATCGTAGGGTTTATGAAGCTTTAGGAACTCAAGATATAGATCAAATACTTAAACCTATGGAAAGACCTGTTCCAAAAGATCCAGCAACTGAAAATATGGATGTTTTAGCTATGAAACCGTTAAAAGCTTTTCCAGATCAAGACCATGATGCACATATTAATGCACATAGAGCTTTTATGTCTACAAGAATGGTGCAAATTAATCCACAAGTTTATACTGCTTTACAAGCACATATATCTGAACACATTTCATTAAAAGCACAAGGGGAAATTGGAGCTCTAATCGCTGATGACTCTATGATGCAGATGCAATTACAATCAGATCCACAAGGTGCACAGGTGGAAATTAATGCTATGGTTGCGAGAAGAGTATCAGAATTAACTCTAGAATTAGCACAATCAGAAGCTATGGGTCAAAAACAAGATCCATTAGTAATGTTAAAACAAAGAGAATTAGATTTAAGGGCTATGGATTTACAAAGAAAAGCAGATCAAGACATGATGTCAAATGAAATTAAAGAAAATGAAATAGATGAAAGACTGGACATTGAAAAGATGAAATTAGAGGATAGACAAGATCAAGCTGCAGAGAGAATAAGAATTGCAGAAGAAAAATTAGATATTGCTAGAAAAAAAGGTAAATAATGAACTTTATAATAAAATTAATTCAAAAAATTTTTAAATACGATGAGCTAGATATGAGACTAAGAAGGCTCGAAAGAAAAAATTATTGGAGAGAAAAATATCATGGCAGATCCTAAAAAAGGCACAGGTAAAAAACCTAAAGGTTCAGATAGAAGATTATATACAGATGAGAATCCTAAGGATACTGTAAAAATAAAATTTGCTACACCTAGTGATGCAAGAGCAACAGTAAAAAAGGTGGTTAATATCAATAAACCTTTCGCAAGAAAGATACAAATTTTAACTGTTATGGAACAACGTGCTAAGGTTATGAAAAAAAATGAAGTTGTAAAAATTGCAAAAGCAGGAAAAAATAAAATAAGAAGGATATTCGGATAATGCCACTTACAGAAAAAGGTAAAAAACTCAAAAAAAAATTTAGAGAGCAATATGGTAAGAAAAAAGGCGACTCTGTGTTTTATGCTATGGAAAATTCTGGTAAATTAAAAAAAGTTATAAAAGCTAAAGGCGGTAAGGATGCCTCTAAAGATAATTTTGGAGGTTCAGGTGCTGTTGATACTGGAGATTTTGGTTCAGAGGCTGCAAATATAGCAGCTAATAAAGCTGCAACATCTTTCGTAGGGGACGGAGGACAGAAAAAAATAAAAAATGTAACAGTAACAAAAGGTCCAAATCTCATAAACGAAAAACCGTTTGGAATATTCACTCCAGTATCTTATCAATTAGCTACAAAAGCTATTAACTTAGGAAAAAAACAAGCTTTTGAAAGAAAAAATTTAAAAAAACAAAAAGAAGTAGATGTATTAGGTGGAGAGATGTTAACAACTGCACCACAAAAATTAACCAAACCAAAAGGCACAGGTGACAATGTTAAACCAATTCAGCCTATTCAACCGATATCCACAACAAAAAAAATTGATCAAACTTTAGTTAAACCTAAAGATAATTTTTTTAATTTTATTTCATATAAAGTAGGAGGACTTTCAGGTGGAGTTAGTTATGGACCACCACCAAAAAGAGGACCTAATCCTCAAGTACCTCCAATAAAAATGAAAAGAGGAGGACAAAAATAATGTGGTTATCAGCACTAAAATTAGCTGCACAAGCAGGCTCAAAAATTTATGCTAACAGACAAAAAGCTAAGATGGCAATGTCTGAAGCACAATTACTTCATGCTGAAAGACAAGCACGAGGAGAGGAACAGTATCAGGGGAAACTGTTAGAGGCCCGACAATCAGACTGGAAGGACGAGGCAGTTTTGATAATTCTTAGTTTGCCCGTGGCTATTTTAGCCTGGGCTGTCGTATCGGATGATCCGACTGCGATGGACAAGGTAAAATTATTCTTCGAGATGTTCTCGCAGCTCCCATCATGGTTTACAAATCTCTGGATTCTTGTCGTGGCGAGTATTTACGGAATAAAAGGAACTCAAATCTTTCGTAACGGTGGAGGAAAAAAATGATATGGAAATTAATCAAAAAATTAATAAATAAATTTATCTTCACAAAAGAGCAAGAAAAAATACAAAAAAGAATTGATTATTCAAAAATGAATTTAGGAGATTTAAAAAAACTAAAGGCAGAGGGTAAAATAAAAGATATTTATCCACCCTATATTTAGTATTGCAATTTATTTTTATAGATATATAGATTTCAAATGAATCTTAGATTAGCTTTAACACAAGCGTTGGAAGATAAATATAATTCAGAAATTTCAAGTGCAGATGCAACAATTCAAATATACTTAAGTAATTCAGTGGGAATTGGTGAGCATCCTCAACATCTAGAGGAAATAGATAAGTTGCTCCAAAAAATAGTAGATGCAGAGGAAAAAATAAAAGCTCTTCAGGCTTTCAAGGTATGATCGAGGGCGATAGTAAAGAATATGAAATATTAAAAGAAGCTTGTGAATCTTTAACAGGTGATGATTTTTTTACTGCTGAAGTGGGTGTTCGAAGAGGGCTAGGATCTAAATTAATCTTAATGAACTTAGAACATAAAAGACACTGGCATATAGGTATCGATCCATATGGTAATTTAAATTATCAGCATTATGATAATAAAAAACCTACCACAGCTGATTATACAAATGATATGAAACAAGAGTTAATCAAAGATTTAAATTATAAAAATTTTTCGTTATTTCAAATGGAAGATGACGAATTTATGAAAAGATTTGCAGATGGTGTTCCAATTTATAGAGAAAAAAAAGAAATTAGAAATATATATGATTTAGTTCATTTTGACGGTCCACACAGATCATTGGACGTAATTAGAGAGTCAATTTTTTTTGCAGAAAGATCACATTCAGGTAGTGTTTTTATCTATGATGATTACCCTAAATATGATATGCAAACAATATTAAGTATAATAGTTAATCAATATGAATTTATGTTGTTAAAACAAGGTAAAAATAAAATATCACTCAAAAGAAAATAATGTTAGATCATTATACAGTAGAAGCGATAAGAACTAAAATTAACAAACAAATAGAGGATGTGAAAGATCATATATGTTATGGGGTTGAAACAGAATCTCAACTGATGTATGCTAGGGGTAGACTCAGCGGATTAGAAACGCTGCTTCAGGATATTATAAACCTGCATAAGGAGGATAACGATGGTACAATTGATAAAACCTAAACTTACTGATTTTGGTAAAGACCAAAAAAAAGAAGAAGAGGTTAAATCACAAATTCCAACAGATCCAAAAGGCATCAAAGAATATCTTGAAATCATACCTAATCCAGTCGGATACAGAATGCTTGTTAGACCTTGGTCTGGCAAAGCTAAAACTAAAGGTGGTCTATTATTAGCAGATGAAACTCAAGACAAAATACAAATGACAACTGTCGTAGGTTTAGTCGTAAAATTAGGTGACCTTTGTTATGAAGATAAAGAAAAATTTCCGAATGGTGCATGGTGTAAAGAAGGAGAATTTGTTATTTATGGCAGATACTCTGGAAATAGATTTCAAACTAAATATGGTGAACACCGTATACTCAATGATGACGAAATAATAGGAACTATAGGAAAGCCAGAAGATATTCTCCATTTATTTTAAAGGAGGATAAAAATGGCAGAAGTAAAAGACTATAGTGCAGAAGCTCTATTAGCCAAAGAAAAAGAAGTCGAACTTGATACTGACGATGTAAAGGAAGAAAATGTTGAGATCAAGGAAGATGAAAAAAAAGAAAAAGAACCCAACTTAAATGTTGGAGAAGTTGACCTAGGTTATACAGGTCATGAAAAACCTTCTGATGAAAAAAAGGAAAAACCAGAAATAGAGATAACCGAAGAAGTTAAGGAGGAGGTTGTTGAAAAAAAGGTCGAACCTAAATCAGAAGAAAAACCAAACCTGAGTGATTCAAGAAGAGATTATCAAAAAAGAATTGATAAACTTGTTTTTCAAAAAAAAGAAGCTGAAAGAAGAGAAAAAGCAGCTCTTGAATATGCTCAAGGTATACAAAAGAAATTTGACACTAATCTTAAAAAGTTGAATTCTACTGATGATCAGTATCTAAAAGAATTAGATGCAAGGGTAGATGCTCAGAGAGAACAGGTCAAAATAGCTCTTCAACAAGCAATCGAAAAACAAGATGCTTCTAAAATGATGGAGGCAAATGATAAGTTAACTCAATTAGCTGTAGAAAAAGAAAAAGCTAGATTAGAGATAACAAATCGAGAAGAAAAAAAGAAACTTGCGGAAGAAAATAAACAACAAAAAAACGTACAAGCTGATACCTCAAACAGCGGAACATCAGATTCTATGCCACAAATTACTCCAAAAGCTAAGAAGTGGGCCGAGGAGAACTCTTGGTTTGGAACTGATGAAGTCATGACTAATGCTGCTATCACAATTCACAACAATATTTCACAAGAGGGTATTGAAGTAGATAGTGATGAGTATTATAATGAAGTAAATTCAAGACTAAGGAAATATTTTCCTGATAGTTTTGATGCTACTAAAGACGAGCCTAAAAAAGAAGCATCTAAACCCGTCCAAACAGTTGCTTCGGCTGGTCGTAGTCAACAAGGACGCAGAACTGTGAAACTCACAAAATCACAGGTAGCAATTGCTAAAAGATTAAATGTGCCACTAGAGGAATATGCTAGATACGTGAAGGAGGATAAATAGTTATGAGTACAATTAAGAGAACTTCACGGGAGTCAGAAAACAAAGCTTCAAAAGAAGCTAAAAAAACCTGGACTCCACCATCCAGTTTGGATGCACCACCTGCACCGAACGGGTACAGTCATAGATGGATTCGTACTAACGTTCAAGGTTTTGAAGATACAGCTAATGTATCTAAAAAATTGAGGGAGGGTTGGGAATTTGTTAAAGCTGATCAAATAAAAGAAGAGATTGGTCAAAACAATTACCCTTTCTATACCGAAGGAAGATACGAGGGGTGTATAGGAATTGGAGGCCTTGTGCTGGCAAGGATACCAGAAGAGATTTTAGTCTCACGTGCTGAGTATTTTGATAAAATTACTCAAGACAGAATGAACGCTGTGGACAATGATCTTATGAAGGAACAGCACCCAGACATGCCAATCAATATTGATAGGCAGTCAAGAGTGACCTTTGGTGGTAGTCGCAAAAAATAATTTTTTTGTAATTGCTGCTGGGTTATTAAAATAAACTGTTAAAGGAGAAAATAACTATGGCAAATCAACTAGAAAAGTTTGGTCTTAGACCTTACAGAAAACTAGACGGTACACCATTAGTAGGAGCTCAAAACAGATATAAGATAGCAAACGGAGACGCAACTGCTATTTTCCAAGGCGATTTAGTTAGACCATTAACAACTGGTTTTATAACTAGAGCTGCAGGAAATACATCTTATGCTGTGGTGGGTGTATTTAACGGATGTTTTTATAATGATCCAACAACTGGAAAACCTACGTTCAGAAATAGTTATCCTGGTGGAATCACACCATCTCAAGGCGATATTACTGCCTTTGTGGTTGATGATCCAGATGCTGTGTTTTTAATGAACGCTGATGCGGTTTTTGCACAAGCGGATCTATTCAGAAACTATTCGCTTACTACGGATACTGGTAATACAACAACAGGAATATCAGAAGTAATGCTAGATGTAGGAGTCAGTGGAACAGCTGGCACATTTGCAGTACAAGCAATTGATATATCGCAAGATCCTGAAAATGATGATCTTTCGACTTCAAATGCTAATATTCTTGTAAGAATCAACAATCACTTCTACCGTCAAGGTGGAACAGGTCTATAATAGGAGTATAAGATTATGGCAATATCACGAGCACAACTAGTTAAAGAACTAGAGCCAGGTCTAAATGCACTATTTGGACTTGAGTATAACAGATACGAAAATCAACATGCGGAGATTTACGTAACTGAAACATCTGACAGAGCTTTTGAAGAAGAAGTAATGTTAAGTGGTTTCGCTTCTGCACCAACTAAACAAGAAGGTGCTGGAGTAGTTTTTGATCAAGCAAATGAAACTTTCACTGCTAGATACAATCACGAAACAATCGCTTTAGCATTTGCTATTACTGAAGAAGCAATTGAAGATAACCTTTATGACAGATTAGCTGCAAGATACACAAGAGCTCTTGCAAGATCAATGTCAAACACGAAGCAAGTTAAAGCTGCTAATGTGTTAAACCAAGCGGAAGTTACTACTGTTAAAGGTGGTGACGGTAAGCCTTTAATAGCTACTGATCACCCACTAGCAACTGGTGGTACTTTCTCTAATCGTTTAACTACAGCTGCAGATTTAAACGAAACTTCTTTAGAGCAATCGTTAATCGACATCGCAGGATTTGTAGATGAAAGAGGATTAAGAATCGCAGCTCAAGGCAGAAAAATGATAATTCCAAAAGAATTACAATTTACTGCTGAGAGATTGATGAAATCACCTCAAAGAACTGCAACTGCTGATAACGACATCAATGCAATCGCTTCAATGGGAATGGTTCCAGAAGGTTATTCAGTTAATAACTTTTTAACTGACACTGATTCATATTTCTTATTGACTGACGTGCCTAACGGTTTAAAACACTTTGTTAGATCGCCAATCAAAACTGCGATTGAAGGTGACTTCGATACTGGAAATGTTAGATTTAAAGCTAGAGAAAGATATTCTTTTGGATTCTCAGATCCAAGATGTATCTTTGGAAATGGTAAATTACCAACTAGCTAATACTAATTAGAAAGTATTTATATTAAGGGGCGGTGTTCACATCGCCCCTTTTTTTATGTATAATAAAAAGACCTAGTAAATAATTATTTTGTAGACTGACTAGGCAGACGGTATAGAGACTACAAAATTAATGCTATACAAAGGAGAATATTATGGCAAACACTACATTTGACGGACCAGTCAGATCAAAAAATGGTTTTATTAATTTAGGACCTGCTGCAGTAAAAGCTGTTACTTTAGCTACAGATTTAACTGTTGCTGACCATGCGGGAAGATTAGTAACAATGGACCCTGCAGGGACACCTACTGCAATAACTTTACCTGCAATCGTTTCAACTGCTGATTCTGCTTCTGCAGGACCAGGAAGCGATCCAAATAACGCAAACACAATTGGTACAACTTTTGAAATTCTTTTTATTGATAATTTCACAGGAACTATCAAGACTGCTAGTACAGATGACAAATTTGTTGGTGCTGCTACAGTCGGTATTACTGCGTCAGTAGCTGGTAAACAATTTCAAGTTTCAACTGGTGATAACGAAGTTAATCTTAATGGTGAAGCTGGAAGTGCTACTACAGGTGGTCTAAAAGGTTCGAGAATTAAATTTACTGCAATCGCAGCTAACTTATATGCTGTAGAGGGTCAGTTACTTGGTAATGGATCAATAGCTACACCTTTTGATGCACAGTAATAAATAATTAGTGGCTCCTTCGGGAGCCACAACTAAATAGGAGAATTTATGGCAGTAAAAGCCGACATACAAGCTACTAGATCAGATGCTGCTCCAAGCGGAACTGCAGTTATTGCTCCGCCTGTAAGATTAAAAGGTATTATTATTGCCTCTGATGGCACAGGTGCAGGAACTTTAGAATTATCTACAACATCTAATTCTGGAACAACTTTGTTTCAAGCAGATATACCATCTGGAGATGTAATTAATTTTAATTTTCCAGAGGATGGAATTTTATTTCCAGCTGGAATTTTTTGTAAAACTAAAACTAAGGTTACTGCATATACATTATTAACTGATAAGTATAACGCACCACAATTAACAACATCTAACCCAGGATAGTAAATGTCAGGTGGAGGAAGTTTTACATCAGACCAGTCGGTAAAACACTCGACTGGCACAGAGCAGATGGTTCCAACTACTAGAAGAGCTAGATTAACATCTATTCAAGCAAAAGGTAATTCTACAGATGGATCTATAATTTTTAGATCTGGTGGGGCAACTGGAACAGTAATAGCAACATATCTTTTTGGAGAAGAAGGTTTAGATATGTACTTACCTGGATCTGGTATTTTTTTTCCACAAGGTATACATGCAACTATTGCTAACACTGCAGGTGTTACTATTACATTTACTTAATTATGGATAATTATACTCTAGAATTATTAAGTTTTAACAAAGGTGGAATGCCACCTAGAAATAAAAAAAATTTTAGACCAACAAAAAAAGGTGCAGGAATGACCGAGGCTGGTGTTAAAGCTTACAGAAGATTAAACCCAGGTTCAAAATTAAAAACAGCAGTGACTGGTAAGGTAAAACCTGGGTCAAAAGATGCTAAACGTAGAAAGAGTTTTTGTGCTAGAAGTCTAGGACAAATGAAAAAATTTCCTAAAGCTGCAAAAGATCCTAATTCAAGACTAAGACAAGCGAGAAGAAGATGGAAATGTTAGATTATGTCTTATCTTAATGCTAACATACCACCTATATATTGTAAAATAAGAAAGGAGTATCTTTATGACATGGAAGAAAATAAAGGACAGTATAGTGACTGTGTTATCTTTAGTATTAGCAGTATTTCAGGTCGTGCTATCTTATTTAATATCATGTTACCAAATGGTGCGTGTTATTGGAGACTGCCTATCTCAGCATTTTTCCAAAAACAATTTGATAGAACCGAAGTGCCCGATATGCAAGTTCACGAATTGGAATTGTGGAATTGTTTTAGTTACTGGCCTAGTGTCACTTGTTTTGATTGGTTGGATGGTTTAAAAGGTAAATATTTAGGTCTAGATAAAAAATTTTATCATGGTAAATATTTATTCACAATTGATTGGGCTCATCCAGACGTTAATATCATTGATACAGAGCATTCAGAAATACCTCAAGAACATAAGTGTGCACATATATTGGAGCTCGATAACGGTAATTATGCAGCTCAGCCTAATAATCGTATTCTGTGGCACTGTACTAGCTACACTACTGATGACAGTTGGCCTGATTATAAAGTCCAAACTACTTATTGGGATGCAGAAGACTCTAGCATGGTCACAGAGGATTCTGATAAGATGTTTTACCAAATGGAAAAAGTAAAAAATGAAAAAAGAACATATGACTCTTATAAGGAATTTGCAGATGATATGTCTTTTGAAAATAATGGTAAAAAAAATGATTGATAGATATTTAATTAAATTATTTACAGGTATAGATAATATTATAAAAAAAATAGGAGATATCTTAGATGAGGGATACAAGATTGTTGGAAAGTTATTCCAAAAAAGAAAAAGAAAAAAATAAAGTAAAATTGCTACAAAAAACTTTAAGACAAGAAGTTGACATTGGGGCAAATGGAACGCAATCTTATATTATTAAAAAAGGAATAAACAAAGGTAAAAAACTTGGCTAATAAACCTCTATCAATATCTGAATCCGCTGCCGTGCAGATGCCTATGAAGACGGTTGCCAGTCTGATAATTATCGTGGCACTCGGAACCATGGGTTACTTCCAGATGGTTGAACGTCTGAACATTGCAGACACCAAGATTAAGATAATGGAACAGGATGTAGAACAGAATACAGAGTTCAGAATAAAATGGCCACGTGGTCAAATGGGATCACTACCCGCTGATTCTGAGCAGTACATGATGTTGGAGGATTTGTACAAGACTACCGATCGTTTAAACAAACATATTGAGTCAATGGCTTTAAATAAAGTAAACATTGAGTTTTTAACAAAACAAATGGACAAGGTTTTGGTTGATATTGAAAAACTTAAAGATGCTAACAGGGATCTAGGTTATACAAATGGTAGGTCACAATGATAGAAGCTGTAATAGGATTACTTATGTTTGTAAATGGAGAAATTAAGGAGGCACGTTTGCAAAGTTCAATGGCAGAATGCTTACGTGGGAAACGCACAGCTGAGAGACAGTATTCAGAATCAATATCCTATAAATGTTGGAAGGGCACAGCAGAATTAGAATCTAATATAGACGGTAGTAAAAGTATAAAAAAATTAATTATAGAATAAACACTGATGAATCTTACACGAAACTTCACTCTTTCAGAGTTAATCAAATCGGACACTGCGATACGTAAGGGTATCAACAACAACCCTAACGCTGAACAAATAGAAAAATTAAAATTGTTGTGTGAAAATATTCTCCAACCAGTACGTGATCACTTTGGTAGGGTCAAGGTGACAAGCGGTTTTCGTAGTGTAGAGTTGTGTGAAGCCATCGGCAGCTCGAGCAGGTCACAACATGCCCGTGCTGAAGCGGCAGATTTTGAATGTATAGGTGTGGATAATGCAGAACTTTTTGATTGGATAAAATCTAACCTTTCACCAGATCAATTAATTCTCGAGTTCTATACTCCTGGTGAACCCAACTCGGGATGGATACATTGCTCGTGGATTGAGGGCACACCAAGAGCATCTTTTCTACACGCATATAAATCAGAAGGTAAAACTAAATATAAACCAATATTAGGATCAGCAAAGGAGTTAGTATAATATGCCAATTACAAGATCACAATTACCTAAACAAATAGAAGGCAAATTAAGAGGTGCTAGAGATGAAAAAAAGAAAAAGAAAAGAGTCATTGCATCTATTAAAAGAAAAAAAAGCCCTTTATTCAAAGCATAGACTGTTAGCTAAAGAGATGTTATAATTCTTCATTATGACAAAACTATGCCCAAGAGGTAAAGCAGCAGCAAAAAGAAAATTCAAGGTATATCCGTCAGCATATGCTAACGCATACGCTTCTAAAATCTGTGCGGGTAAGATCAAAGATCCGTCTGGTGTAAAGAGAAAAGATTTTAGAGGACCAAAACCATCTGGCAAAGTGAGTGGTGGAGAAGCTAAAGTTAAAAAAGTTGCGAGTGCTTTACATAAAGCTTCAAGACTTCACAAAGCACAAGCTAAATCATTAGATTCCGTTGTTAAAGCGAGTAGTGGAAAATTTGCACAAACTTTAGAACCATATGCAGGAACTTACATAAAAGGTAATCTTGCTGGTCATGAGGTTTCAAACAAAAGTTATAAGAACTATTACAAAGGAATGTTAGATGACTAAAAAAAAGAAAAAAGGTTATCAAACAGCAGAGGAATTAGTTGGAAGTGGCAGAAAAGAGAAATTTTTTGATAACCCTTTTGATGCTAGAAAAGCTGGAGATGATGAAGACAGAGCAGATTTTAGAGATGCAAAAAAAATAGAGGCTAAAGGATTAAGAGATGGGGGCATGTGCCGTGGAGCTGGGGCAGCAATAAAAGGCACAAAATTTGAAGGTGTTTTCTAATGGGACTAAAAAAATGGTTCGATCAAAAATGGGTAGATATTGGGAGCAAACGAAAAGATGGTTCTTACGCACCGTGTGGTCGTTCAAAATTAGCAGCGGATCGAAAACGAAAATATCCAAAGTGCGTCCCTGCTGCAAAAGCGGCAAGGATGACAGAATCCCAGAGGAAGAGTGCCGTTGCAAGAAAAAGAGCTAAACCTCAAGGTGTTGGTGGTAAGCCAACAAATGTCAGTACCTTTACCAAGAAGTATTATGGTGGTATGATAGAAATTTAGGATAGATATGGCAGAAAAATTATCAGATAAATTAAAAACATTATTTAGAAGGGCAGACACTAGTCTTGGAAAAGGTGTAGATAAAGTTGGCTCTCTAAAAATTCCTAAAATTAAGGATTTGTTTTCTAAAACAAGAGGAGCACCTCCAGCAGGAGCTTATCCAAAAATGTCTGAATTCAAAGCATTTAAGGCAGGTCAATCATTTGCTGGTAAAAAAACACCTAGTAGTTCAAAAGCCTTAGTTACTGCAAAAAAAGCTAAACAGTTAAGAAATATTTCTAAATTAAAAACTGCTGGTAGAATTCTAACAAAAGGTGCAGTGCCTTTGACTGTAGGTTTTGAGGTAGCTAATATAGGATATCAACTAGCTACAAGAACACCAGAACAAAAGGCAAGAACAAAAGCATTAAAAGCTAAATTAAAAAAAACATCAACTAAAGATTATCATAGTGATCTTTTAAAAATGAAAGTAGGAGGAGATACAATGTTGAAAAAAATTCCAGAGGGACCTAAAGGTGAGGGTTTAAGAAAATTAAAAGCAGAAAGACCAGATGTAACAAAAAAAATGGGTTTTGCTAAAAAAGGTAAAATGTTAAAAGCTAGAGTAGGAAGATCTGTTGAAACAGCAGGATCTAAAATGGCTAAAAATCAAAATATGAGAAGAACATTAATTGCAAAATTAAGAGGTGCACAAATAGGTCCTAGTGAAGAATCTGAACTTAAAGGAATGACTAATCAAGATTTAAGAGACAAACTTAAAGAAAAGAAAATGTTAAAAGCAGACAAAGGCAAAATGATGAATTTTAAAGAATTTGTTAAAAAAGAATCAGGTGCTCAAGTAGGTCCAAATGAATTGGATAATTTGAGAAAAAAATATTTAAAAAAAATTAGAGCTGCACAAGTTGGACCTGCCGAAGAAATGAAACTTATGGGTGGTAAAATGGATAAAATGAAAGATATGAAAATGTTTTCAGGTGGAGCTAAAAAAGGTAAAATGTTAAAAGCTAAATCAGGAGATATGGCTAAAATAAATAAAGTTGTTAAAGGTTTAAATAAAGCCTCTAAATTACATCAAGCTCAAGCTAAAAGTTTAAAAACAATCAAAGCATCTAAAGGAAAAAATGTAGATATTGATTTAATTGAAAAAATTGTAAAACAACCTATTGTAGGAACAGGAATGCTTACTCAAATGAAAGGGGCAGCTAAATCAGCTAAGAAAAAAAGAATTGGTGGTATGTCTTATGCTAATGTCGGCATGGCTGCAAAAAAAGTTAGAGAAAAAGAAATGATGAAAGCATCTGAGGGAAAATCTGTTAGAGGTTATGGTGCAGCTAGAACATCAGGCATGGGTTTACAAGATGAACAATTAATACCAGGAAAATCTTTAGATTATTATAAAGATTTAATGTAATGAATTATGGCTACGTCAGGTACATCAGCATTCGATTTAAATATCGATGACATTATTGAAGAAGCATACGAGAGATGTGGTATGCGGACTAATAGTGGTCGTGACTTACGAAGTGCAAGAAGAAGTTTAAATCTTTTATTTTCTGAGTGGGGTAACAGAGGTGTTCATCTTTGGAAAGTTTCCTTAAATGAAGTAGCGTTAGTAGCAGGAACTGCACAATATGCAGTAAATGAAAGTGTTAACGATGTTTTAGAAGCTTATATTTCAACAACGGCTGCAGCTAGTAATACTTCAACAACAAATGATATTTCGTTAACAAAAATTGATAGATCTGCGTATGCGGCTCTGCCAAATAAATTACAAACTGGACAACCTTCTCAATATTTTGTGGATAGACAAACAACACCTCAAATTTTTTTATATTTAGCTCCTGATGCAACAACTTTTACAACTTTAAAATTCTATACCATTGATAGAATACAGGATGCTGGTGGATATTCAAATCAAGCTGATGTTGTTTATAGATTTTTACCATGCATGTGTTCTGGCCTTGCATATTATCTATCTGTAAAAAAAGCACCTGATAGAATTCAATTGTTAAAACAACTTTATGAGGATGAATTGTTAAGAGCATTAAATGAAGATGGTCAAAGAGCATCTGTCTATATTTCACCTCAAACATATTTTGGAGACGGTGTATAATGAGTTTTGCAACTGGTAAAAGATCAAAAGCTATTTCTGATAGATCAGGTATGGAATATCCTTACAGAGAAATGGTAAAAGAGTGGAATGGATCTTTAGTTCACATTTCTGAGTTTGAACCAAAACATCCACAACTTGATCCACCATACCATAAAGCAGATGCTGTTGCTTTGAAAAATCCAAGAGTAATGAAATTTCAACAACCATCTCAAGAATTTTCGAATGATCAGACAATATCAGATTCAGGGGGAACTCCTGTTGGAGTAGCTAACTTATCTTTACCAGGAGACTTTGCTTTTCGTACACAAGAATTTGAAGTAACATCTAATGGTATTACAACAACAATTCATAATATGGTTCCAGAAGATCCGTCATTACAAAATAGAAGAAGAGAAATTTTAAGTAGTATTGGAAACGTGGGAGTAACTATTTCATAATGTCAATTACTCATGCAAATTTTCTAACTCAAGTAAGAGATTATACAGAAGTGGATAGTAATGTCCTTACTGATAGTATTATACAAGAATTTATTAGATCAGTCGAATTAGATGTAGCAGGAAAGGTAGATTATGATGACTTAAGAAAATATGCTACGTCAAATTTTACAGCTGGTAACAGAGCTGTATCTCTACCCTCTGATGTTTTGATTTTAAGATCAGTAGAATTCATAGATTCTGGAGGTAATAGAACTTTTCTAGAAAAAAGAGACACAAGTTTTATATCCGAATTTAACGGTACAGGAAAACAAGGCACACCAAAATACTACGCTAATTATGATGATTTTAATATTATTGTAGCCCCTACTCCTGCTACGGCTGATACTGTACAAATAAATTATATTAAAGATGCCCCAAATTTTACATCTTCAAACAATACATTTTTATCAACTTATCAAGAATCTATGTTATTGCATGGAGTCTTAGCTGAAGCTTTTAGATTTTTAAAAGGACCTGACAATCTATACAACCTCTATAATTCAAAGTATAATGAAGAAATACAAAATTTTGCCCTACAACAAATGGGTAGAAGAAGACGAGGGGAATATACAGACGGAGTTCCAAGAATAAAAGTCGATTCTCCAAGTCCTTAATTAAAGGAGAACAATTATGGCTATAACAACAAACGCTATCTGTGATAGTTTTAAAAAAGAATTATTACAAGGTAAGCATGATTTTGATACTTCATCTGACACTTATAAGTTAGCGATGTTTACATCGTCTGCAACTTTAGGTAAATCAACTACAAACTATACTACACCTAATGAAGTTACATCACCATCAGGATACACTGCAGGTGGAAAAGCTTTAGTAAACCAAGGTGTAAAAGTTTCATCTTCAGTAGCAATCACTGATTTTGCTGACTTGTCTTTTGTAGGAGTTACATTAACAGCTAGAGGAGCATTAATTTATAACACGACTACTGATGGTGGTTCAGGCACTACCGATGCAGTCGCTGTATTAGATTTTGGTGGAGATAAAACTGCAACGTCAGGAACTTTTACAATTCAATTTCCTGCGTTCACAACATCTGCTGCTATTTTAAGATTAGCGTAAGGATTAAAATGATATGGCCACTGGATGGGGACGAAAGACATGGGGAGCATCAGAATGGGGAGACCTATCTGACGAAATAGTCTCAGTCAGTGGCATATCAGGAACTTTTTCAATAGGATCAGTAACAAACACTGCTAACGCAGATATAGACGTTACTGGAATTCAATTAACATCATCACAAGGCACTACAGTCGGTGGAACTTCTGCTCTAATAGAAAATCCAGGTCCTGTAACAATGTCAATAGGTGTGGGAAGCTCAACTATTGGTATTGGTGTACCAGTAGGTAGTGTTTCTGCTACATTCAGTATTGGCACTGCTACAGTAGATGAATCCCAACTAACAGGTATTGGTTGGGGTAGAAAAACTTGGGGTAACCTTGCTTGGGGTGGTGCTTTTTCAGTTATAGCTACGGGACAAACTCTTACTTCATCAATTGGAGCAGCGATTGGAAAAACCGATGTATCGGTCTCTGTAACTAGTGCTGGTCAATTAACCTCTACTTTTGGAAGTTTTTCTTTACAGATAGATCAAGACATAACTGTATTTGCAGCAGAAGATCAACTTGATTTTACAATAGGTTCTTCAGATTTAGAGGGAGATGCATTAGTAGAAGTTACAAGTGCGGGTTCTTTAACTGGATCGATGGGAACAACAGTAGCTGGATTGAAAACTCCAGTTGATGTAACTGGTATTCAAATGACATCTTCCATAGGGGACATAAATTTAATTCAAACAACTATTGAACAACCAAGTGGAATTCAAGCTACTATGTCTCTTGGGCAACATGCAGAAATCCCTGGTCAAATTGTAGGAGTTTCTGGTCTTCAGTTGACAGCTTCGTTGGATGATGTCACAATAACTGGAAATGGTTTAGTTGTACCATCAGGTCAACAATTAACTTCTAGTGTTGGTACAGTTAACGTAACATCATGGCAAGAGGTAGATCTTGGAGTAAATAATACATGGACAGAGGTTGATTTAGCAGCTTAGCAAATGTATAATATGGTAGTTTAGGAGATAAAATTTATGTCGAGTAGTTTTTCAAGCGATTTAAAACTAGAACTCATGGTAACTGGTGAAAATGCTGGTACTTGGGGAGACAACACAAATAATAATTTAAATTTAGTTCAACAGGCAATTGCAGGATATCAAGAGATAGATGTAGCTTCATCAGATGTAGCTTTAGCTATGACTGATAAAACTATATCAAATGCTAGAAATGCTACTTTAAAATTGACAGGAACATTAGCTGCTAACAGAACTGTTACAATACCAAACAGTATAGAAAAAGTATATAATGTAATTGATGGCACGGATCATGCGGGTTTTACATTAACTTTTAAAACAGTTAGTGGAACTGGTGTTTTACTTTGTGAGGGAAATTGTTATGTGCTTTATGCTGACGGAACAAATGTTGTGAAAGCAAACGAGTATAGAAAATGGAGAACTGTTAGTGCAGCAGAGACGGTTCAGGCAGGAGCAAAACTATTTGTTGAGACAAACGGAGGAGCAGTTACAATCACACTACCAGCATCACCAGCAGTTGGCGATGAAGTGCATTTTGTAGATTCAAGATACACATTTGACACTGCAGCGTTGACTGTGGGTAGAAACAGCTCTAAAATAGCAAACGCATCATCTGACTTAGTGGTTAATACAGAAGGTGCAGCATTTGGATTAGTTTTTTCTGGTTCAAATGTAGGATGGACTTTTACGGATAAATAATATGTCAAATTACGAAGCAACAAAATACGATTTTTCTGGAGCAAACCTTACTGGTATCGAGGGAATTCCAACGGCAACTATTGTGCCATGGTCTTCTGCTTCAGTACCAACAGGTTTTTTAGAATGCGATGGTTCAGCAGTTTCAAGATCAACTTACTCTGCCTTATTTGCAATAATAGGTACAACCTATGGTGTAGGAGACGGTGCATCAACTTTCAATGTTCCTAATCTATCAGATAATGTAGCGGTTGGTAAATCTAACAACAAAGCTTTAGGATCAACAGGTGGAGCAAACACTGTTCAATCTACTGGAAATGTTGGAGGTTCAACAGCTAACCATACTTTATCAGAGGCAGAACTAGCCTCTCACTCACACGGTGGGGGTGCAAGTTTTCCATTAAGAAGAGCACAGGTAGATCAACCTTCTTTTCCTAATATCCCCTTTGCTACTCCAGGTAGTACTTCAAGTGCAGGGTCTGGTACAGGTCATTCTCACAATATGAGTGCAACTTTTACTGGTGATGCAACTTCAGTTTTACAACCTTTTTTAACTGTAATTTATATTATTAAAACTTAGGAGAAAATATGGCAACGAATTCAACATGGACAGTAGTAATGGATGATAAAAAAATTATCAATCATACTATAAAAAATGAAGATGGTTATAGCATAGCTTACAAAATTTTGGATGATGATGCTTTTTGGAATCAAAGTAAATTTGCAGATGTCTGGGCTATTCAATACGTTGCAGATAATTTAGATCATAATGATACTGTAGAGTACAGAGATGGTAAACCTCATGCAACTTGGAATAACGCAAACTTAGGTGATTTTTCTGATTTCATAACAAAGTGGGATGCAGCTCATTTAGCTAAATTACAAGCTGATTGGGATGCAGATAATATAGAGGGTGAAAGCGAATCTGATAAGACAGCTAGATTAGGTGCAAGGCCTACATCTTATAGTTCATCTTAATAACATCCAAGAAGTTAAAATATATTTTTTACCTGATAAGGGTGGGTTACCTCTGTGTACGTAAGGAAAAGCTGCTGGCCAAATAACTATTCTTCCCATCTTGGGTTTAATTCTTTTTGAAAAATGCAAAAATTCAGTTTCTCCTCCTTCCTCTACATCATTTAAATATATACTAAAAACAAAAGCTCTTGGTTCATTTTCAAATCCTTTTTGATGTTCTACATGCCAAACATGATATCCCTCAGTTGGTAAAGTTTTTTGAATTTTTAAAGATGTAAAATTAAATGGCACACCATAAGCTTCCTTTGCTCCAGTAGTATCGATGTAATGTTTAAAAGCTAAATCATAATTAACCATCAAAGATTTTAAATCTTCCCACCAAAAATTTAGGTTAGCTTGACTTGCAAAAAATTGTTGATCTTGTTTTTGTAATATGGACGCTTTCTCCGAACTAATTCTATTTATTGTGTTGTTAAATTTGTCTTGATCTTCATATAATTTTATAGCTTTGTTACACTCATCTTCAGATATATATCCGTCATATATACCAATAAAATTTTGTATTTTTACAGTTCTATTTATCATTTATGTAAAAAACAATTTATGGAATATCTGGTCCCTTTAGTTATAGGTTCAGTCCCATGTATCCAAATGGGTTCTGCAGGAAATATCATACCATCGCCCGTCTTAAAAGAGTGTTTAATTTGACCATCAAAAAATCTAAAATCACCACCTTCATAATTTTCATTCAAGTTTAAAGTGCAAGAAGCTCTATTATAATCTAATCCAACATCTGCATGATCTTTAATACACTGACCCGTTTCATACTTTAAAATCCTTATATTATGAGAATTAGAAATCAATAAATTATTAAAACTAGGACAAAATTTATTTTGAATATATAAAACATAATTTTGTACCATAATAGTGATATATTTTTTAGCAACATTTAAAGGGTCAATAAATGAAGAATCAGTTAAACTTTCTTTTGTTAGATTTAAACAACTAAAATTATCCTCGGCATAACTGTTTTCTTTATACTTATAACTTCCTTCTCTTCCTGTTTTAGATTTATTTTGTTCAAAAAATTCAATAAAAGCATTACAAACATTTGTGGGAACAAGCCCATTTATATGATATTTAAGATCTATTATTCTAGCATTAAAATTTGTTTCTTTCATAATTTAAATAAGTTATATATAAATATTTATATGTTAGAAAATATAAAATTCAAGCCTAGATTTAATAGTAAAAAATTGTGAATTTAGCATACTCAGTTCCTGGAAAAATTTGGTGGATAACAAATTTTTTAGATTATAATATGTATAAAGGTATTCATGATGCAATAATCAAAGAAAGAAAACAAATAAATTTACACTCCTCTAAGGGAATTTGGAATAATAATTTAATAAATAACATTGTACCCCCTCTTAGAAATCAAGTAACAAATTATCCACCTTTTGAAAAATTAAAAACTTTAGTGACTTTTAATCCATATTTTCAAATCGTTGATAAAAAAAGTATGAGTACTAATATTCATTATATGGAAAAAGGTTCTGGTATTAATTGGCATAATGATGGGGATTGGAAATATGGTGCTACCTTTTATATAAATTATAAATGGAATAAGCAATGGGGTGGAGAATTTATGTTTTCTGATGCAAATGCTCATGGCTTTATACCAGTTGTTGGTAATTCATTAGTAATTGTAAAAACTCCGATCGATCATAAAGTAACTCCTGTTTTAAGTCCTATTATGCCTAGAATATCTGTTCAAATGTTTGTTAAATAGATCTGTGATCTGATTATTTAAAACCTTAATAAAAAATGATATAATATTTTTATGCCATTAACAAATGTACAAATAAGAGCTGGATTTAATAAACAAGTTACAGCTACTGGAGCCGAGGGTCAGTGGACAGATGGAGATTTTGTAAGATTTAGATATGGTTTGCCTGAAAAAATTGGCGGTTGGGAACAGCTTACGTCCTCTACTTTTGTTGGAGCAGCAAGAGATCAGTTATGTTGGGCAGACTTAGAAGGAAGAAGATACGTTGCACTAGGAACAAGTAAAGTTTTAATTATTTATTATGAAAATTCTTTTTATGACGTGACTCCTTTAGATTCTGCTATTACAGGAGCCACTTTTACAACAGTAAACACAAGTCCTACAGTAACTGTAAATAAAGTTGCTCACGGATTATCTGCAGGAGACTTGTTTACTTTCACTTCAGTAACACCTCCTGTGGGAGCTGGTTATGTAGCAAGTGATTTTACGACCAACACTTTTCAAGTTGTTACTACACCATCGTTAGATACTTTTACGATTACTATGTCGACTAATGCAGGGACTAGTGTTTCTGCTAGTGGTTCTGCAACAATTAACCCTTATGTAAAGGTAGGTCCACTAAATCAAACTTCTGGATTTGGTTGGGGAACAGCTGAATGGGGCGGAGGGTCTAGTATTATAACCACTTTAAATGGAGCTCTATTAGATGATACTGCAGGTACAGGAGGTTCAGGAACTTCAATTACACTAACCTCTACGACAGGTCTACCTACATCGGGGACTATAAAAGTTGGGACTGAATTTATTTCCTATACAGGTATTTCAACAAATGATTTAACAGGCATAACAAGAGCTGTTGCAGGAACAAGAACTGCACACAGCAGTGGAGCATCAGTTGAGGGTTTTACAGCTTGGGGAGAAGAAACTTTATCTGGTGGTGTTACACTAGATTCAGCATCATGGTCTTTAGATCATTTTGGTTCAAAATTAATTGCAACTATTAAAAACGGACAAACATTTGAATGGGACACAATAAGCAATACACCAGCTGCTTTAACCACTAGAGCCTCATTAGTAAGTGGAGCACCCTCAGCATCTGTTATGTCAATCGTTTCCGAAAGAGATAGACATCTTGTAATACTTGGAACTGAAACAACTATAGGGACATCTTCATCACAAGATAAGATGTTTATAAGATTTTCTGATCAGGAGGATATAACCGATTATACTCCTACATCTGTAAACACCGCTGGTACTTTTAGAATTGATTCAGGCACAAAAATAGTAGGAGCAGTTAAAGGAAAAGATTATATTTTAATTTTAACCGATACATCAGCTTATGTAATGCAGTTTGTTGGACCACCATTTACTTTTTCCATCAGGCAAGTAGGCTCAAATTGTGGTTTAATTGGACAACATGCTGTTTATTATGTAAACGGAGCTGTTTATTGGATGGGTCAATCAGGTGGATTTTTTGTATATGATGGTACTGTTAAATCTTTACCTTGTTTAGTTGAAGATTTTGTATTTACAGATAAAGGAGATAATCTTGGTTTAAGTTATGATAATGGTGAGCAAATTTATGTTGGCCTTAATAGTCTTTATGAAGAAGTAAGTTGGTTTTACCCTAAGTCAGGTTCAACATTAATCGATAGAGTAGTGACTTATAACTATGCAGAAAACACTTGGACTACAGGATCATTAGCTAGAACAACTTGGCACGATGCAACTTTATATGATAATCCATATGCAACTGAATTTACATCCACGGCCACTCCAACTTTTCCGACCATTCAAGGAGTAACTAGTATAAATGGTGCATCAATATATTATGCTCACGAGAGAGGTAATAATCAAGTAGATTCATCAGGAGCTAAAACTGCTATACCTGCTTTCATTCAATCTGGAGATTTTGATTTAAATCAAGGTGGAGACGGTCAATTTTTTATGAGCATAAGAAGGTTTTTTCCTGATTTTAAATTAATAACTGGAGATGCAGAGATCACTATTAACCTTAGAAAATTTCCGTCTGATACCCAAACATCCTCGCCTCTCGGGCCTTTTACTGTTAACAGCACTACTGATAAAGTAAATACTAGAGCTAGATCAAGATTTGCAAGTATAAAAGTAGCTAACTTATCTACTGATCAAAATTGGCGTTACGGAACTTTTAGAGCTGATGTTCAACCTGATGGAATGAGATAATGGCTAGGATTGATGTTATAATACCAGAACCTACACCTGTTTATACAGAGGATAACCAAAGACAGGTTGCACAATCTTTACAAACTATAAAGGATAAGCTTAACACCTCATACCAAAAAGAGTTAAAAAATGAACAAGATACATTTAATTATTTTTTATCATGACAATACAATATAAAAATGCTGGAATAAATTTAACAAACACAGATACTACAAGTGTTTTGACATCACCTTCTAATGCTAGATGTTTAATAAAACAAATACAAGTTGATAATTCATCTTCTGGTCCTGTAAACCTATCTGTACAAGTGACAGATAGTTCAGCTTCTAGTACCTTTTCTATTTGGCGAAAAGCTATAGCCGCAAATACAGTTGAAAATATAATACAAGAAACATTGGTATTAGAAGAAAGTGATATTTTAAAAATGACCGCAGGAACTGCTAATGAAATACAAGGTATTATAAGTTACGCACAAATAGATAGATCACAAGAAAATGGCTAGGGTAAGTTTTTTACATTTTACACCAAGACCAAAACCTAGAAAACGTCCAGGCCGTCACAAAAAAAGACTTTCAAAATCAGAGAAAAGATCGTATAAAAGATACAACAGACAAGGCAGATAATGTTGTTAAACGAAAAACAAGTTGAGTCTATTAGAGACAATAAAGTCACTTATGTTAAAAGTTTTGCTATTTTAGACAGAGAATATGATTTTAATTTAATGTCTAAATTTTTAGAGCAAGAACCAGATAGTGAAGTTTTAACAAAAACAAGAATAGGTAATTTAAAGGATGTTTATAACATGGTAAATGTCACAAATTATTTAAAAGAATTTAAAACATTTTTTGATTTTTTGTTAAAAACATTTAAATATAGCCTTGACTCTAGAGATGGAGTAGATTTGTTTTTTAGTTTTGTTACACAACTTGGAGCTGTTCATAAAGATTTTGAGTATGTTTTTATAATAGGATTGAAAGGCAAAACAATATATAGAATATATGATGTTAATAATATTGATTATGAGATTAATAAAGGAGATATGATATTTATTCCTCCTGGGGTTAAACATAAAGTTATTGGATTAACACCAAGAATTATTGCATCTATAGGATATTTTAACAAAAGGATAAGATAAATGAGT